CTCACCCCACCACCGCCCACAAGAACACCCGCCCCGTCGTCGCGGAGTTCGCATGTGCGATCGTGAACGCGCCGTTCGCGACCGCGCTCACATACATCGTCCCGTTACCGACCTCCGCCGCCGCATTCGCGGACGCCGGCACCAGGATCGGCACCGATCCCGCCGCGCAATTTGCTGTCGTCACCGTCGTGCTCGATGCGCCCACAGCCAGCGTCACGCTGCCGACAGCGTTCGACCGGCCGGCGGCGAGCTGCTGGATCGCGAGCACGATCTTCTTGAGATCGGTCTCCGTGATGCCCGGGACGTAAGCCGTCATAGTGTGCCGTTCGGTGTGAGATCGGGAACGAGGCCGGCGCAGAACGACCAGTTCGTCGCGGCGGGGATACGGACCTTGAAGCGCGAATAACGGGTGTCACGCCGGATATCGCAGCGGCCGGTCCGGGCATTGACCAGCACCTCCGCGCCGGGTGTTGCCGCTGCCGCCGGCGTGTCGCGCCAGGACACCGAGCCGAACAACGTCGCCGCATCGGTGATCGGGCGGAAGCCGCGGATGGTGATACGGTTGTCGTCGGTGCCCTGCTCCGCGCTCTCCAGCGTCGCTTCCAGACTCGGGCCACGGAAGAACCCGAGCACATGAGCATTCGAGAACTGCGCGATCTCGGGCTGCACAGCGGTCGCGTAAGCATCGAGGCTCAAGGTCAGCGCATCCAGCGACGAGGAGATGCTGTCGAGATTCTCCAGTGTCAGTCCGGTCTGCGAGATACCGAGCAGATACTCGCCCGTCACCGCGACCGGGAAGAAGCGGTCGAGCAGGAAGTCGTAGCCGAGCAGCTTGTCGTAGGTCCCGACCGTTCCGGACACCGACTTGTAGGCCCAGTAGACCCGCGTCGAGCGCGGGTCGGCCGCGCCCATGAAGAGCTGAAGATTGCCCTTGTCGAGATCGGCGAGGAAGCTGCGATCGACCTTCTCGCGGCCGATCTGCTGCGGCACGCCGCCCGGCTCGATCTTGTGAAAGCCCTGGCCGGCGTAGAAGAAGATGCGCTCGCCAGCGCGGATGATCGAGTACGGCGCGTAGAGGCCCTTGTCCTGCGTGATGCGATCGATCTGGAAGATGATCGGCGAGCCCGGGACATAGGACATGCGCCGGATCGCCTGGTCCTGGAACACGATGCCGGATTCGCCGCCGGCGACGCCGCGAACGATGCCGCCGTCCGGGAAGTCCTGGAAGTCCGACGACTTGATGCCGCTGGTCCAGCTGTCCACCGCATTGAAGTTGTTCAGGCCGGACCACTGGATCCGGTACGGAGTCGAGAGCAGCCCCGACAGCACCAGGAAGCGTCCGACCACGCTGATATAGGCGGCCTGCGGCGGCGCCCCCAATGCGTCGCTAAAGGCCGTCGACGATGAGAGATCGAAGACCTGCAGCACCGCGTTGGCTTGCGTCGCGAATACGAAGTTACCAGTCTGGGCAAACTGCCATTGTGCAGTCGCCGAAAGCGCCGAATAGGAGGCGCCTGCCTTGGAGACATCGACCCAGGTGAAGTCGATGTTGTTGAGGCGGTAGAGCTTGGTGCCCGTGCCGGCAAAGGTGATGACGGTGCCGTCGGATTTCAGCGCATAGAAGGCGCCGCGGCACGGTGCTGGCAGCGCGGACGTGTACGCGGAGAAGGAAGGAAAAGGCCCGTAGCCGTCGCCGCGCGGAATGACGTTGAGGATGTTGCGCGAAGCCTGGCCTTCGTAGTCGCTGACGTCAGGGCGATATTCGCCGTAGGCAAGCAGTGGCATCTTTTGATCCTATTTCGAAAGTGTGCGCGCCAAAATGCGCGCGTGCCGCTCCTGTTCGGCGGTTCCAGGAGCCACGGCTCGCAACGCGGCTCGCCATTTCCTCAACGTGAACCGGATCAGCCGCCATCGACTTGCCAGACCTGCGGCAAGGATCCTCGGCTTGGAGATGTGATCTTTGAGATCGCAACAGGCAAACGCTGAACGACGGAGCCTTCGTAGCTTCCGATCATTCACCGCTCGCTTCCGCACGTGAGTAAAGGAATGCCGCTCGCGCTACGCGCGCAAACGGGACATGCGAGCCAGCAGTTTGATATCAGCTTATGAGCGGGACTTTCTCTGACGACGCAGCCTGGAAATCTGTCTCTTCTTCTGCGTCACGCACTCGTCCACCATCCGACATAGCTGACGATGAAAGTCGACACCGAAGCAGAACGGCAAATATCGTGGAAAAACGACTTCGTAAGACTCTTTCTCGAATTTGATCATCTTCAAACGGTCAAGCGACGCGCGAACAGCCATACTCGCGATTGTCAGGGCCTGAAGTCCATCCACCCCTCGAGCTCGACGAACTCTACTGTCTTTGAACCCCTCGATCTGAAATGAACAAGCCCATTCGTCCTCATACGTTTCATCGCGCTCGGGAAAACCTAGTCGAGCTACCGCCTTACGCTGGAGCTTACCGTAGTTGAATTCATACTCTATCAGCGCGCGTTCATTCCAGGTCATCAACGAGGCCCGTTCAAATGTTCGGACAGCAACTATCGACGAAGGCACAAACCGCGCCTTCCATTATTGCCTTGATCTAAGAACAAATACGGAACAAGGTCAAGCCGCTAGGGAGCGTCGAAATTGCCGAATTGATTGTCACACCATTCGGTTTTGTTGTTTCCGCTCTCATACGTTTTTGACCAGCAAGCTTGTTTCGCGGTCTCGCCTCCGACTGTCTTACTCATCAAACCTGATGGAATACTCCGGCAAAATTCGTTCCAATCTTCGGTGCTTCCACTGGCAGCACGTAGACAACGGTTAAAGTCGCTGCCCCCTCCACCAGATGCTCCGACCCGAGGCGAAATAAGGCTCCAGAATTCTTTCAGCCGCCGCCAGAACTCTTGCGCCGGTACTTCTGAGCCTTCTGGAACGGGCACAGGTCCAAACGGCGGAAGAGGCCTCGGCCGCGAGAACTGGCCAAATCCAGCGGCGACCGGGGCCACTCGATCACTTGATTGAGGACCGGCAAATATTGATTGAGGCGCGTTCGCGTTGTTGGGTTCGAGCGAAGCCGAGAAACCATCCTGCTGAAGGGCTATGCCATTGCTGGTTTGCGAAACGTCTTTCCGAGTGAGTTGTCTGTAGTTCGGATCAAAGCGTGGATTGCTCATGTAACTCTCTGTGTTCAACTCGCTGACGTTGTCCGACGCTCGTCACGTGGGCGAGCAGGCCGAACACCCGGTGAAATTTGCATTGTCGACGAACGTGGCGCGTAACCGTGACCGAGAACTCGCGCTGAGAATCCCCGAAGCCTGGCCTTCGTAGTCGCTGACGTCAGGGCGATATTCGCCGTAGGCAAGCAGTGGCTTTATTCGATCGTCCAAGGTTCGGGTTCGATCAAAGTTGGTGTCCAGGCATTCGCCGGCTGCACGTCAGCCGTCCACGCGCCTGCAGCGTTGGTGGATCCACTCCACGCTGGCAGCGGTAGCGTCGCCTCCACCTGCCATGACATCGTGTCGAACGGCCGTCGAACCCAGGCCTCGTGGTCTCGGCCTGGCGTCGATTCGGCGCCTGCCCAGGCAAAGGCACCGCCGTTCAGCGCGAGCGACACGTAGAATTGGGACGACGTTCCCGAAACAAACGCCACTCCCCGAGAGGAGAGCATGCGGGCCGTCCCGTTCGTCAGGACGCCCGTCACTTGAAACGAGCCGTTCAAGCTCAGCTGCTTCGATGCGAAGGCAGCGGCATTGCCGGACCAGACGAAAGGTGCAGGGCTTGCCGGTTCAGCGATTCTGAAACCTGCCGCGGTCCCGACAGCGAGGGTGCCAACGGGCGTGGCGGCTTCCGATATCCCAAACGCAGATGCTCGACCCGAGAGGGCGAAGGAAGCCTGCGTCGCCAGAAGTGCAAAAGCGCGGCTGCTCGGCAGCTGGCCGAGCGCCCAGCGTCCAAGAGCGTCAAAGCCAAGCAAAGACATGACTTATCCAACCACCGCGATCGCGGCCATACCTTGATAGGTGGCGACAGAGACCGTGCCACCGCCTACCGTTCTCATCCCGAATGACACGTAATGGTATCCATCGGACGCGACATTTGTCGGCCACAACGGATTGTAACTCGCGCGCCCGCCTGAGGTGATGATATTCCAATCGAGTCCGATGCCGGTCGGAGCGCCATCGACGAAGACCTGTAGTCCCGTCCAACCGTTTGACGTGTTCGTCATCATGCCGTAGGCGCCGGCAAGAATAGCGTCATCGGAAAAACAGACGAATTCGGCCTTCGACACCAGCTTTTCAATGTAGGTGCCGTTGTTCGCCTCGGTCGAAGCGGTGTCGGTTGCGCCGGTCACGGACAAGCGCGTGCGGTTGAACCAAGTTCGTACAAAGCGTTGGGCTGCAGTGTCTTGCCAGGCTGGGCCGGAAATCGCGCGAGCGATGCCGACAAGCGAGCGTGTGTCATCGCCGCTCTTGATTTCGGTGCCGACATTGCCGGACGTTGCCGACGTCGCATGACCGATTGTCGACGCTTCAAGCCCATTGACAGCAACACCGGAAGCGGACGCATAGATGTAATAGGTTACGCCGGCAGTGAGGCTTGTCGGGGCCAGTGACACGCCCGCGGCCGGAATGGCGCACGCCAGGCCGTTGATCGTTAGCAAATTGCCGTTTAGTGGCAACAACACAAGGTTTGCGCCGGATTTCACCAGCCTGCATTGGCCATATGCGCGAACGTCGATGTTCTGCCGCGCCTGCGCCTTCTGCGCGTCGGTAAATGCGTTCGCCTCCTCGATCGAAATCAGGTCTTCCTTGATGCCGACAACCGCAACGTTCGGCGCGGCGATGAAGCTGATCTTCGAGCCCGCGCCCGATTGCCCTACAGCGACGCCGGAGCCCGACGAATTGCAAAGCACGGTCGTGCGCGAGAACGTCCCGCTTGCCGCCGTGTAGGGGCCCTCCGCGATCTCCCATTGGGTCAGGTCGCCGCTGATCGCGATGAACTTGTACTTGCGGCCATCGACTGCTCCGGCGAGCACCGGCGACTGGCAGCCGCCGACGGTCGACGAATAGACCCAGTCCGTGGTGCCGCCGGCCGTGGGAATGAAGCGGCAGTTGTTGAGAAATGCAGCCATGTCAGGTGATCGTCAGGATGCCGTTGGTCTGATCGAGATCGATAGTGAAGGTATTGCCGTTGGTCAGCGTGACCGCGGTGCCGTAATCCCACCAGCCGATCAGCGGCTTGGTCGACGACGTCGAATTGTAGAGCACGGCGTATTGAAACGGGCCGATCGAGCCGCCCGATGCCGTCCATGACGGGTCCGCAGCACCGGTGAACTTGAACGTCCCCGTCGTTTGCGCACCCGTGATGGTGCCGACACTGTTGCCGCCCGCCGTATAGCCGTTACCCGCGGCGAGATCCGCGGGCGTGTTGTAGACGGTGTTGGTCGCGACAGGAGCCGTATTGGTCAGATAGACCTTGTAGACCTGGGCCGTCCCCGTCTTCATGTCGTGCAGCGCGTTGGCGACGTCTTGCACGAAACAATAGAACTTGTTGAAGCTTGCCATATCGCCCTCCTAGATGACCTGTCCGGACACGCGCACCGTCATTGGCCCGGCATTGAAGGTCGATGTCAGCCCGAGATTGTTGAGGTCGGCGAGCGCCGACGTGAAGCCGAGCCCCCAGGTCTGGATGCGCGCGTCTTCCTTGATGTAGGGCGCGGACTCCAGCAGAGCGGCGTAGAGATAGAGATCGGGCGCCATGGTCAGCAGCCAGTTATTTCCGTTCGCAGCAAGCGGTGGAACGGTCTGCCGATAGACCATCTCGATCGTGTAGGCCGCATCGGGTGTCGGCGCGAGCTCGAGCTCGTTGCCGAAAACAGTGAAATAGCGCGGCTGCGCGGCGACATCGGACGTCGCGAAGCGGTATTCATCCATCTGGGTCCCGGACTTGAATTCGAGGCATGGCTTGCCTGTCACGCTCGAGAGGCGAACCCTGCGCATCGACTGGAAATCCGACGGCAGCGAGATGAACTCCGGCTCGTTCGAGCCGAGGTCGACGAGGGCGGTCGCCCGCTGCTCCATCTGTCGCACGAACAGCTGACGGTTGAACTTGGCTTCCGCGAGCTGGATGAAAGTCGGGATCCGCGCGATCAACGTCGTATCCTGATCGCGCGCGAGATATTCGGTCACCGCTGACTGCAGTGAGGTGTAATCGGTGATTTCAGTCATTTGAGCTCCGCCGACCAGCCGGCCTGCAGTTTCGGCCGATCGGTCCGCAAATAGGACCATTCGGGATCGTCGAGCTTCTTCTGCACGATCGCGTCGAATTCGGGCGTGAACGGCCGCAGCGAGGTGTTGCCCCTAGCATGCGCCTCATTGAGCCATTGGACGTAGATGACGTTGGGGATGCGGGCGACGTGCCGCCCCCAATCTCCACGCTGCTCGTCCTGGCGTGCCTGCCTATTCCACTCCAGGATCGGCGCGACGTCCTGGACATGCTCGATCGCGAGCTCGCGGCCGTTGCTGTCGAGATGAGGCCTGATCAGCATACCGTCCATCACGACAGCTCCGTCACCCAGAGCGTGCCGGCAGTCGCCGTAACCAGGCCATTGGTCGCGGCCTTCAGTGCCGCAATGCGCTGACCGGGGCTCACAGTGACGTATTCGACGGTGTTCGCCGGCAGATAGGGATCGGAGATCGTGGCGGTCTGCGCGCCGTCGCCGATGCGGTAGCAGCAGCCGGAATTGGCGACCAGGCGGAGCTGAAAGGTCTCCGATCCAAACGCGTTGGTCGCACCGACGCTGGCGTCATAGGCGACCGTCTGGGTCGGACCGACGCGCGAGGAGTTCTGCTTGGAGAAGAACGGCATGTCAGGCGGTCCTCACGGAGATCGAGAAATGCATGGGGATGGCCGCGCCGGAGGCGCCCGAGGGCGTCAGCACGATCACGTCGTCCTCGTTGAGATAAGTCGGCGACGGCGGCACGGTCGAGAACAGCTGACCGGCGGCAGATCCCGCCTGGGTCACGGTGAAGGTCGCCAGTGTCGTCGCGTTGGCCGCGACGGTGATGGTGCCGTCGGCGGTCGTGATCGCGCCGCCGAGGATGCCAGCGACTTTCAACACGCGGCAACGAAAGGGAACGCGGACATAGGCGGCGACGGGGCTCGCGCCGCAGGACGGCGTGTAGGCCGAGAGGTCGGCGGTATTGAGGGTGCGATTGCCGGGAAGCGGCATCTTGTCTCTCCAAAAAGAAAGGGCAGCCCGAAGGCTGCCCCGAGGTTGAGGTGGATGAAGTTCGTGGCCGCTCAGGAGGTGGTGTTGTCGAACACGCCGCCGGAAGCCTTCTCGTTGCGCGACACCAGTGCGTATTCGGCCAGGATCTGCCGGCGATCGGAATCGCCGGTCTTGGCTAGCGGGATCGAGATCATGTTGCGGCCGTTGAGATAGGCCACCGCCCATTTGTCGAGCTCGAGCACCAGGACGTCGCGCGGCCGCTGGAAGCGGTTGGCGACCACCTTCAGCTTGCCGAAATCGGATTCGTAGGCATCGACCGACGCCACGATCTTTTTCGACTTGGATTCTTCGATCGCGGTGGACCGGCCGGTGAAGGTCGAGAACACCTGCTTGTTGAAGGCGCCGGTCATGATCGTGCCGGGCTTGCCGCCGTTGGTCCAGATCGAGGACAGCACGGTCTTCAGACGCACCTCGGTGAAGGCCAGCTGGGTGCCGTCCGTGCGCGTGCCGGTGCCATCGGCCGCAGCCGGATCCGCCGCGCCGCCGGCCGTGCCCTTCGACGTTGCGGACACGATCCAGGACAGGACGGACGCCGTCTTGCGCGGCGTGGTGGTGTTGCCGGCCACCTTGGCCTGGTTGGTGCCGCACAGGATGGTTTCGAGGTCGCGCTTGAGCTCGAGACCTTTCAGCATCTCCTGGTAGGCGAGTTCGTTGTCACGGCCGGCGTGATCCACCGCCTGCTGCGTGCCCGAGACACGCGCGACCTTGTAGGAAATCTGGCAGAGATTACCGAGCCGCACGGTCGGCGTGGTCGTGTTGGTGTTGGGATCGTCGCCCTCGAGCTGGGCGTTGGTCCCGTCGGCAGCGGCAAGCGCCTGCGTCTGCCATTCGTGGTTGACGGCAGTCGCCTTCTCCTTGTCGACGCCGCTCATGAAGGGCGTGTCGACGGGATCGATGCGATAGATCATGTCGCTGAGGTCTTCGCGGTTGCCCACCGCGGAGTAGGTGACGAAAGTTGAAGTCGGTAGAGTCATCTGGATTCCCTGATGAAGGCCCACTGCGTCGCGTGACGCGCAGGCGTTTCCTGCACGCCAGCGCGCAAAGGCACTGGTGTTTGTGGTTGCAACGTTGCGGATCTCGCTGATCCGATGGCGCGGAAGTGAATTCCGGTTCGGCGTGGCGAGCCTTAGCTGCCGGGAACCTGCGCTATCCAGGCAGGGGCGGCATAGACGTATGGAAGCGTCGAGAACTCTATGCGAAGCTGACGATCAATATCGCACCCGTAACGGCCTGCGAGTTTCCTGCGCCCGTTCACTCCCCAGTCGCGCGAGTGCCAGGTCTACGGATCGTATATCACCCTCATGTCGAGGCGCAGCCGGGCCACCATCTCGTCCACCTCGGCCTGCCCTTCCGGGTAGGACTCGTAGACAATCTTGGCCCTGAACAATCGCGCGAAGTATCTGGGATGGAGAGTCCATCCGATATGATGGTAAGCGCGAGTATCGGGATAGAGGGACTTGACGACCTTTCTCACGTAGCGATTGTCCGGCGGCGGCTCGAAGTACGGGTCGACCATGCGCTCTTTGTAAAACCCGCTCTGGGCCAGCAGGGTCTCCCGCCACTGAGCCTCGTCGGCTGAAAAAGGCTGACAGGAGCCACGCTGCAGCCGGTAATCTCCATCCTGCGCCTTTTCCATCGCAAATCTGGCGCATGATGGAAGCGCGGGATCGCTGCTCTCATAGTCCCATGCGACCAGGGCGCCTTTGAGCACATAGCTCCGATCGGATGCGATCAGAAGATAGCTGGCGCAGCTCGACAGACACTGGTCGTACACAACGACCATTGCGCGTCGTTCACGCAGCGCATTGGCAAGAGCAATTGCGGACGCAATGTCGCCTCCCGCGCTTCGAACGACGAAGAGACCGCCTTCCCTCAACCTCCTTGCCGCCGATACCTCCGTTTCCTTCTCGATCCGGCCGTCGAGACACAGGACCGTCTGGTCGTCGCTAAGCGCGATGGGTCGCACGGCAGCACCGCGGCAATAGTCTGCGGCGCGATAGGCGACCTCCTTGTCGAACAAGCTCGCCTGTGCGCCAGCCTGACCACAAAACAGAAGCAGAAAAGCGACAGCACAGGACAGAAGCGGTGTCAGCGAGCGCAGGTGCGTACGACCCTGGATCATTCTCGACTCTTGGCCCGGAAGTCGCACATTGCGGCAGGCTCCTGTCGTGGAACGATCACGGCTCTCGATGCGACGACAATCGACGAATTTGAGACCAGTCGCCAAAACGATCATCGAAAGTCGCCGGCTGCCCCTCTGAAAATCGATCATTGTTAGCCACGAAAGGCACCGGCGGGACATGCAATTGCGAATTGCTCGCCACACCCTGGGTTTGGCGCAGATAATCGGCGATCATGCCCGGCAATCCTCCGGCCCGCGGCACCGCCGCCGACCGAGCGTTTGCCGTGTTACCTGACAGGGAATTCCAGGCTCCAAAGCGATCGGCAACAACGCCGTCGCGATTTGGAAAGCCCAATCCACTCAGCGGTGCTGAAGGCACGACCGAGCCATTGGCTCCGGTGGCAGCCGCCTGAACCAGATACGGCACACTAGTGTCGTATCTTGCAGGGTCGATAGTGTTGATCGGCGTCTTGTCCGGATCTCCGTTCAGTTCCAGGCCAAGTGGCCCTCCTCCGCGTTTGTTCTCCAGGACCCGCGTTGTTCGGTCATTCTTGATGACCGAATAATGCAAATGAGGGCCAGTGCTGCGGGCACCGGTGCTCCCAACATTGCCAATGAAATCTCCAGGCCATACGCGCTGACCGGCCTTTGGCATCGGGCTGCCATCTTCCATATGGGCATAGAGGCTATAGCCTGCCTCATTCCGCACGATGACGGTGTTGCCAAAGTTGTCGTTGAAACCAGAGTAAACAACCTCGCCCGGTGCCGCTGCCGGAATCGGAGTGCCGGGGCGAGCCGCGAAATCCTGAGCTGGGTGAAATTTTCCCAGCTCGCCGGTGATCGGATCTTTTCGTCGGCCATAAGCCGAGGTAGGGCGAAACGGCGGCCCGGGATTGTAAGGATCACTCATTTAATGGCCTTTCCGATATCCAGTATCCATCCAGGTTGGCATTTGTCGTTGGCGGCATCGGGACATTTCGCCCGCTCCGTCAGCCACCAAGACAGCACCGCCGTAGCGCCCGTTGGGGACACATACAGCCGAGGGCTGGTTTGACCGGCTGCCCGGGTAAACTCCTGGCGAGCCAACAGACGAAACGAATTGTCGCGAAGCTCCGCCGCGTAGCGCTGGTAGGGAACGCTTGAATCGTCGTCAGGCAGCTTCGGGCGGTCGATCGGAACGACGATGCCCATTAATCCCTTGCCACCGCCCGCGGCCTGCTCAACGCGCTCCTTCAGTTGCACACATCGCCAATCCGCGATGCGGCATCTCACGAGATTGCCGATGCCCTGAATGTCGTCCGACACGAGAAACAGAAATAGTGACTTCTGTTCAACGTCAAACCACCCCGAGGTTACACCCGCAAGCTTTCGAATCTTGCCACCTCCGATCCTCTTGCCCTGCGCGTCCAGGACATCGACTGTATCGGCGTGAGCCACGAAGAATTTCGAGCTGTCGGGAGACCAAACGATTTTATAGACCGGCTGCCCGACCGTCCCGGGCACGATGATCGTGCGCAACTGTCCAGCCTCCGCCGTCAACTGCAGCGGCTGGTCCGACACCACGGTCTTCATGTCTGGGGAGAATGCCATGCCGATCTCCCGACGTGACCGGCTGTCGTACGTCGCCAGGATCGCGCTCTTGCCGGTCTCGAGCTCGAACTTCCTCACGCGTCCGGCGTCCTCCTCAGGAAAAACGATGTACTTGCCGTCCGCTCCGCATTGGGTCCATCTGGACCCTGTGGGAGACGGGGCGGAGATCTTCGTGCTTCCATCGTATGCGTCGATATACTCACCATCCGTCGCGAGCAGATAACGCTCCCGATCCCCGCACCACCCGATGAAGTCGCCCTTGGGCAACGGCGCATGCGGCAATTTCTCGAAGGTCGGAACGACCGGAGGCTTGGCTGGCGGGGCAGGCAAAGCTCCTTCGGCGCGGCACGCCGTCGTCGGGGCAAGCAACGCAAACGCAGCCAAGAAAAGCGAACAGCGCAGATCAAGATCAATCGGCCAGAACCGCATGAAATCACTCAACTGTTAGGCAAAGCGATGTGCCAGCTTCCAAAGAACAAACAAGGAACATCCTGCACCACTCTCGCTTTGGTTGCAACAGCTAAATGATCCCGAACCGCTTCCGCCGCTCTGCCGTTTCCGCAAGCTCTTTCAGCTCCGCGCGCGCCAACTTGCCGTTCGCGACCACGCCGGCGAGATGGCCCCGCACCTTGCCGACGATGTTGATGGCGAGGAAGAGCTTCTCGCGCCCCGCGGTATCGTCAACCGCGGTGGCGCGCCAAGCGGCGACATAGCTCTGCTCGAGGGCGTCGAAGGACTCCCTCAGCAATTCGTCGTCGAGCAGCGCCTCGGCTCGGGCCGCCCGCGCGGCCGCCCTCTCCAGTGTCGTCTCGTCGGACATGATTTCCTCCTCGTTGTTGGGCCGGTGCGCCAACCCATCTCGACCCGGGTACGGATCGCGTTGTTCGGCGCAAATTGTTACTGAGGGTGCGCCTGCTGGGCCGCGTCGATCTGCCCTCGCCTGCACAGCCAAATAGTTTCAGGTCGGGCAGTAGCTGCGGATGCTGGAATTTTCTGGCCTGCGGTTGATCGCGCTCGGATCCCTGACGAAAGGATCGGGTTCGTGCGGCCCGCGATGCGCGTTAGAACTCGGGCTTAGCGACGCTTCCTGGCTTCTTTCCAGGAATTATCGCCTTCCCTGAGATCGGCGGCGGGCACGGGATAGACTCCCAGCGTATCCTCGCCGTTCGCGTCCCGACCGTATGCATCCACCGCGTCCGTAAACTCGACCAGAAATCCTGATGGGTCGCCGTCAGGCACGTACACGATGGTTCCTTGAGAACCGGCCGGCACCGGTATCCCGGGTATCTCATGCTTCAATATAACGACGTCATGTAACTCGAACATTGGATTTACTTTGAAAGGCTGTATTGAGCCGTGGCACGCCGTCCTTTCCGATCGTCCGGCCCGTGACAACCGGGATTGTGCGGCCATTGGCTCCCGTCACATTGATGGTCTGGTTGAACACGGTCCCATGCCCGTTGACTCCCTTTCGAACCGCCTGCGACGGCGCCCGGCCCGCGGCACCAGAAGATCGTCGAGCGTATTCGGCCCCACATTCTTCTCGGCTATCTTGACGTAACGCTTAGCGAGGTGGAGATTTTGTGGAACCAGAATTCCACCGGGACCATCGCAAGTCGGCGGCCGCTTGGCCGGAAAGTGTGCCTTCAATGATAGATCTGGTTTGGGGGCGAATATCCTTTCGCGCTGCGATCTCCCTGAGAACTGACCGAACGCCGTCGTCCGTGTAATTCTCGATAAGCGCAGTGGAGAACGCCCACGTTGGAGCTACCGCCGAACCAAGTTCAACGGGGGATACCAGCCCTTGGTCGAACGCCTCTGCCAGTTTTCTCAGAAACACGACGTCGTCTTGAAAAGCCAGCTTGTGCATGGACAAGATTGCGATATCTCGCTGTTGCGGCGTGTGCCCCTGCTCGCTCAGGAACTGAATACATGCATCAATATTCTTGCTCCCCTCATTGGCAAGTTTGACGAACGGCTCGTAGGTAAGCAGCCCTTTCAGAGCGATGATTTGCCCGGCTTGTTTATCGACCGTGACAACCTGCCTGGCAAAATCACTCATTCGGACGCTAGAATCAGGCTGATCCGCCGGGTCTGCGAACACTGGGCAGTAAGCTGCCAGGTATCCAAAGCACAAAGCCAAACACAGGCCCAACCGTCGCATCGCTACTCTCCAAAACGTCTGAACACGAGTGGCCCATGCGAGGCGCCATCTGGGCCCAGATTATCTCGCGGCGGCATATGCACGATGGTGCCGTGCGGCTGCCCGGCGCTGGTTCCTGTACCAATAAAGTGGTGACCGTCTGGTCCAACAATCATCACATGCCCGCTCGCATCCCTATAGTCAATCTTCTGAGTCACGACATCGCCCGCCCTGGGAGCTTCCTCTGGGCCCAGCACGCGCCATCCACGGATCGGGTAGTTTGGGTTTGCCCATTGCCCTGCCGTCGGCGGATAGGAAAACAACCATGACCCGTTAGGATAACCTGGGCTCGCTCCGGCCCCGGTCAGGATATCATACACGAACAGGTTGCATTTGTTGCTATGCGCCTTGTAGAATCCTTTCGCTGCATCATCGCTCCATTTTTCTGAACCTATCTGGTCCATCGCATGGCTCGCGATTCTGTCATGAGGCTGTTGCGGCTGGGCCAGTGGCGCCGGCTGCGCTGGTGAAGTCGGTGTTGTCTGCGGTGGCTGAGCCTGCGCTTGTGGCCCCGGCGCCTGCGGCATGAGGCCATCGGCACTGAACGGATCGTGGTCGACTGGAACGAGAGCGACATTCTCGAAGTCCGGCTGATGCTCGACCGGCACCAGAGAATAGTCATCCATGAGGAACAACCTTACAGATATTTGCCGGGACGGTTCGAGTCCGGCACATAATGGTGGCCGTCTCTCGCCTTGCGTGCACCCGGCGGGTATGAGCGCTGCACTTTCCCCGCTTCGATCCCCGCCTTGAGATGCGTCTCCAGCACGGACATCTTGGCGTCGAGGGCGGCTTTGATCTTGGCGAGCTCGATCTCTCCTTGCGTCTTCACCTGGAGATGGATCGCGTCGTGCTGTGCTCTTTGTTGCCGAGCTGCGCCGCGAGCGCGGCGTCGACCTACGCCCGCGCCTCCACAGCCAGTAATTTTGGTTCGGGCGGCGGTCGGTGCGGCAGGGAGTTGCTTCAGCAGGCGTTCGGCCCGCGTGCCTTCATTCTACAGGCGTCGAGCCACACAATCACGATCTTGCCCGCAGATCCTTAGACCGTACCGCTCCGCTGCCACTACAACCCTTCAGGTAGTTCAGTGAGAGACTCGATAAATTGCTTCAGCGTTGGGGCGAGAAACACAATGTATCGATCAGGATCTTCATAATCTTCGTGGGAAATGAACATGATATTCCCAAACGACTCTGGCTTCACACTATAAAGAAACATGTCCCCTGAGGGATCGTCGGCGAATGGTATGAGGCCCCGAGGAAAGTCGGGTTTCTGATCCAACATCATGACGTAGACCGGCTCGAAACTAGTTTTCTGCGTGCGAGGGTTGATGGGAAAGAACCTCAAGGAGATGGCCTGAGAAGCCATGGCAAGGTTAGATCCTGGCCATTCAAAACAAGCATGGCTCGACATCCAGTCCAAACCCATACGGTAAGGAAGTTGCCGCTCGGCACCACTTCCAGCACACCTTCCCTGTCGCAAAGGACTTCAGCAATAGTTGAGAATCCGACGAAAGAACAACCTACTCAGCCCAAGGCTGCACGATCACCGTCAACGGCCCGGGATTGTGGTCGATTACGACATACTTAACTGTCGTATCTGGCATTGGAAGTTCCTCAAGATAATCGCCAGCAAGGCTCTGCGGTTGAACCGCCGACCGGTTGGATGTCGCTTCTCTTGGACTGCTATTTCCTCATTCTCATCAGCTCTTCCATCTGAGCCCGATTGGCTAGAGACTCAGCCGGCGTCGGGTCGGCGTAGCCGCCAAAGGCAGGGCCGGCATCCGGGCTCGGCTGCGGCCTTGGCGGCGCGATGGGGAGCGGAATCCAGACGCCATCGCGGAAGATCGACGCGCTGATCGTAAACCCGACGCGGCAGGAACCGCGCGAGAGAAAGAGTGTGCTGTGGTCGGCATCGGCGTCGACGCGCTCGATAAAGAACCGATTAAGTTCTCCTTCCAGGCCGGCGGGAAACAACAGCGTCAAGCCGAGTTGATCGATCCGATAAGTCGCAACTGCATCGAAGCAGTCTTTCGCCCCCTCAAATCCCACCGTGCCCTTCGAAGTCGCGATCCATCCCTGCAGTAAATTTCCCGCATGCGCCCGCGCGCGCATGTGCCGATCGAACGCCTCGATTCCGGCTGACGACATGGCCGGCGGCTCGTCGATTGCGTGACTCGGGGTGGCACTCGGCCGTTCCGGAGCATTGGGTCGTAGTCGCGACAACAACGGCACCCACTCGCCATCCCGTTTCTGTTGCTCGGTGATGTCAAGATCAATGCGGCAGGCCTCCATCGCGAGACGCCGGCGGTACGTAAAGTCATCGGGGGCGGGAACGGGCGATAGGTCCATAACCTTGCCGCCGCTGCTGACCCACTCGAGGGGCCACGAGAGAATGGCCTCGATGTCACTCACGCTGCCATTCGGCGCAATTCGAAATAGTCCCGTTTGCTGCGGGCAGATCGCGTCGGTTTTCGAAATCACGATGCGGAAGACAGCGAGCTGCGCACCGTAATCGCTGCTCAAATCATTCAGGTCCATGTACCCGCTTGATTTTTGTGCCAGCGCGACCGGAGCGAGCACCGTCGCCGCCAGTGCCAAAATAATCCGAGCTGCCCGCAACATCGGTTTGCCTCATACTTGGCGGAAAGAGAGCCAGTAGGATATGTAAGCCGGCCGTCAATATCGCAACCCTTTCAAGGACGAGTTATCGAGAACTTCCCGTCCTCGGGGATTTTGACAGTCACCGGCCGCTCTGGGCTGGCATCGATGATCGCATAGCGCTTTCCGTCAAATGCGTAGAACGGCCTGTCTGTTGTGAACTGCCGTCCTGTCCCCCCGTCGATCGGAAATTCCGAGATCGGGAGTTTTGTGGTCGCAAAGCCGTAGAGTTCTCCTCCATCCAAGTCGCGACCTGCGCCTGAGTCGGCTTCGATCGTTTTCTTCTGGGCGTTCATCTTGGCCTGATTAACCAGCGACTCCGCGCGCGTCGGATTGGCGTAGCCGCCAAAAGGAGCTGGCTCGGCCGCTCCCTGATCCGATGGCGGATTGTTTGAATCACTTCCAACGCTTGAATCACTTCCAACGCTGCCAAACGCCCCACCATAGCCCCCTCCATTCAACACGGGTTGATTGGCTCCCGTTGCCGGTTGTTGCGGCAGCGTTGACGGCTCTGGCCGTGCTGGTTGTGCCTGTGTCTGCGGGGACTGCGCCTGTCGAACCGGCGGCTGGCCCTGCGGAAACTGAATCGGCATCTGCGCCAGCTGCGCAGGCGTCTGCTGGGGCAGGCCACTATCGCTGAACGGATCGTGCTCGACCGGCACGAGCGAGACGTTTTCGAAATCCGGCTGGTGCTCGACCGGCACCAGAGAATAATCAGCCATGATGAACGACCTGTAGATATTTGCCGGGACGGTTGGAGTCCGGCAGATAGTGGTGGCGGTCTCTCGCCTTGCGCGCGCCCGTCGGATATGAGCGCTGCGCCTTCCTTGCTTCGATCGCCGCCTTCAGATGCGTCTCCAGCACTGTCATCTTGGCGTCGAGGGCGGCCTTGATCTTGGTGAGCTCGATCTCTCCTTGGGTCTTGACCAGGAGATGGATCTCGTCGCTCTGAGCCTTCTGCTGCTGGAGCTGCGCCTGATGCGCTGCGAGCGCGGAGTCGAGCTGCGCTCGGCTTCTCTCCGGCAAGGTTCAAATGGACGGAGTAAACCGTCCTACGACAACGGGGGACTCAACATCCAGAAACAGATTTGCGCGTGCGTAAAGACCGATGACATGCTCACCAGCTTTAACGCTGGCTTCATTCGGATACAAAAGTTTCTCGGTAGGAATCAGACCATGCTTCTTCGCATCTAGCGATAGCTGGTGTCGATTCTGCTTAAAGAACCCACCATCGACGAGGCCGTATACCGGCCCCTTGAACTCGACGATGAAGTTACCGTCGCGCATCGGCCTGACCGAAAAGTCAGGCGCATGCGTTACGACGTCCAGCAACGCCGCGTTACATTTAGCAATATCCGGCTCGGATGAGCCATTATCAAAAACCGCAGTCCCATGCTCGTAGACCAGAAAGCTCCTCTGCCGGTCTGTGTAATGCGCCATCCGATCCACAAACCAGCCTGGCGCTTCCGCGCGGACGAGCCCTCGCCAAGTGGGGGCAGGATATTTCATGCTTCGGTCTCCGATGCATCTTTGCTTTGCTCGGACAACATCGCGCGAATGAGAGCAACAACCCTTCGGATAGCTAAGATGGTGCTGTCGTCCGGCTCGCCGCTCATATGGTTCCAGCGCCGTTGCGCCAAGAACAGGTGCGCCCGAAGCCGCACCAGCCCGCTATCGGTTGACAAGGCAGGCAGGTCCCGCCAGTCAAGCTTGTATGGGTCGTCCTCGGACCGATCAAAAGTCAACGCGAACCGTCCAATGACCCGCAACGACTCTGATTCGTTCGGCACATCAGACAGCTTGAGACTTTTCGTCGGGATGTATGCTGGAAACGGAGGCAATGGAAATGTCGGCATGTCGCACCCTGACTTATGGAAGTGTCCCTTTGATTTCATCCGGTGATATGTAGTGCGGAACTAGATATTCGCTTTCGCTATATCGACTGAATGAGTTTGGAGTTGCTCGGCCGGGTGCCAATTGCAGCCGGTAGGTCGTTTCACCGTGCAATCGGGCAACGTTAGGATCGGTGGTTACGGCGATATATGGAGACGGCGGATTTCGGCTGTCAAGCGAGTGCTTCGTCATCAAGTCGTGCTTATCCCCTTTTGCCAAGACCGCTTCGGAGTGGGCTTGGCCTCCCACTCGTGCGGCATGCGACCGGAATTCCGTGAGGCCGGCTTGATCGCCTCTATAAAAGGTTGATGGCGCGTTCTCTGCCGCTCGTCCAAGCCCTGCGCTCGCTTCTTCTGCGGCGCGCGGCAGAGTCTGCGCGGCGCGTGCGCCCGTTCCTAACCTGGCCGCACCGAGCGGACCGAGCACGCCGAGTGCACCGCCGGCGAATCGGAGAGGCCCTTCCCAAGGAGTCCCTTCGCCAAGTTGGCCTCCGGCTTCGCTTCCCAGGCCTCCCAGCACAGCCGCTCCGACTTTGAGAGGCACGCTTCCAGGCGCCACATAGGAAGCCGGATTGCCGAGAAACTCCCCGACTGATGCACCGAATTGGCCCGCCCGGCCTTCCGGCCTGTACATCGGCCCCGTGACTTCCTTCTCGAGAATCTGCATTCCCTGTTCTGGAGTCGGCGCGTCGACGTCTTGCCCCATCTCGGCCTGCGTGGCGCGTCCCAATGCGCTCGCCGCGCTATTGAAGCCAGAGACGACCCCGCGAGGGATGGACCTGAAGAAGTCACTGGCCCCTGCCGTGAGAGCAGATCCCGTGGAGTCTGTTGTTGAAACGCCAAGTGTCGGTGCGCTGGATCCCATCGCAGGGTGTTGAGTCTGCGCTTGCGGGCTTTGCGCCCGCTGCGTTACGTCATCGGCACTGAACGGATCGTGCTCAACAGGAACGAGAGTGACATTCTCGAAGTCCGGCTGATGCTCGACCGGCACCAGAGAATAATCAGCCATGATGAACGACCAGCAGATGCTTTCCGGGACGGCTCGGGTCCGGCACGTAGTGGTGGCCGTCTCTCGCCTTGCGGGCGCCTGGCGGATATGAGCGCTGTACTTTGCCTGCCTCGATCGCCGCCTTCAGATGCGTCTCCAGCACCGTCATCTTGGCGTCGAGCGCGGCCTTGATCTTGGCAAGCTCGATCTCTCCTTGGGTCTTGACCTGGAGATGGATCGCATCTGCTTGCGCCTTCTCGCGCTCGATCTGCACCCTGTGCGCAGCGGCGAGCTGATCGGCCTGGACGCGCGCTTGAAGCGCCAGCAATTTCGGATCGGGTGGCGGCTGCGGCGGTGCCGGCGGTGGATTCAACAGCTGCCCGGTCTGCGGATTGACGGCCGTGGGATCGCTGAAGAACTGGTCGGGATTGCGGTGCCCCATGATCCGCGTCAGCTCGGCCGCAGTGTTGTAGAGCTGGCGGTCGCCGACCAGGTTGAGCTTGCCGCCGGCAAGCAGCTCCTTCTGCACGTTGGCGATCGCCATGGTCTGGGCGAATTGCTGCGCCTTGCCGCCCGCGCCGAGGCCGACATTGATGGTCATGTCCTCGCGCGTCTTCCAATTGCGCGGATTGACGGCGACCCAGGTGTTGCGCAGCCGCACCGTCTCCTCGCGCTGACCATGCTTGCGGATCGTGCCGTGCAGCAGCGCGAAGATGTCGCGCACGCCTTCAGCCATGACGCGCGCGATCAGCTTGATGCGCATCTGCGAGGCCGAGAAGACCTGCGCGACTGCCGTAGCCGACTGGTTCTGCAGCGCGTTAGCGTCGATGCCCTGCGCCTGCTTGGCCAGCCCGGTGCGGATCTCGAGCTCGGCGTCGAGATATTGCAGCATCGGGTAGATCGACGTGGTGATGTCGGGCACCACCTGCCAGTTCAGCCCGCCCGCAGTCTTGGTGCGGACGACGCCGCCCGGCCGCGACACCAGGAGGTCGTCCAGCGTGTTCGGCCCGGCGTTCTGCTCAGCGACCTCGACACGCGGGTTGTTGTGCAAATAGAGATTGTCGAGCGCGCCGCGCTTCAGCGCCGTCTTCTCGCGCTGCAGCGGCATCACGAGATCGGCGATCGAGCGTCCGAAGAAGCGATGCGTCACCGGCACCGGCGTGGTCGCCGCAAACGGCATCTCGTCGAACGGCGTGATGCAGTCCTTGCCGTCCTTGCGCAAGATCTCGGCCTGGTCGCCGCCGGTGATGACCTGATAAAGGCAGGGACGGCCCGAGCCCTCATAGTCCATCCGCACGTAGTGCTCGGTGATGCGCACCAGCCGCGCCGCCGAATTGGCGCTGCCGCCGCCGGCGGTTGCGGACAGATGCTCCTCCACCGTGTCGCGCGCCAGCGTCTCGATCTCGCTCGTGCCGTTGTGCGGCAGCAAGGCCCTGATCTGACCGGCATCAAAGCCTTCCGCGATCAGCTGCGCCTCGGTCTTGGTGACGACTTCGTGGAAGCAATAATTGCAGTCGCGGATGCTGCGCGCACCGCGCTCGATGCCGAACTCTTCGGGCGGCACCCCCATCACCCGCGCCTGCGCAAGCTTGCGCGTGGTGACGATGGTGACGTCATGCGTGACGAGAGAGCCCATCGGCGCGGGTTGCGCCGGGGCCAGCAAGGGAATGGACATATTTTGTTGAACCTTCGATCGCGTCGGGCGCTGGTTGCCGCGAGTCGTCAATTTGATCAGCGCTGCTGCGCTCTATTTTCAGACTGGAAGAGCAGTCCGCTGGCGGACATCAAGGCGACGCCCCACAGACAGAAACGGCCCCTTCGGTGACCTGTCTCAAAAATTGGGACGCGCGGTTAATGGTTGTCTCAGACAGCCAGTCGCAGCGCCCAAAGGGGCGACGTCGTCCGCTCGCTTCTGATACGAGGGCCGAAAGTGCGGCCACTCAATGAACAAAGTACATAGTTGCTGCAAGCCCGGCGCAGCAAATCACCAAGCCGACCAGTGCAGCGAAAGTAGCCTCGACTTCAAATCGTCCATTGTCGATGCGTCGCACACCCAGCCAACCAAATCCGCCGGAGTCGCGGGCGGTCCCAACCTGGACCTTGCCGAAAGATGCGAGAGGCAGCACCAGTCGTGCCACGGCATAGCCGACGCCCCACCAGATCAACTCCAGAACCCAACCGACTACCATCTGATATCGGCTCCAAGACAAAGCAAGAAGTCGTCCAGCAGTCACACACAACAGAGCACAATCATACTGCCATGCTGATTGCGAAGTGACAGGGACCGTTTGCTGTTGAGCGAGCCTAGTATCCGCCACTGCGCATGTATTGCTGGATCATGCCGAGCAGTCCTCCAGCCGGCCGATCCAAATTGGATGGATCGTCCCGTGCAATCGAGGGGGCCTCGTCTGGCAGGCCCGCGGAAGCAGGTTGCCTGGATGCAGACGCGTCCCTCCGCGATGAAGACGCGGCCCATTGATCCAACGCGCCACTGCGATCGGGCGCCAGCAGCGCCTCGAGTGGAAATCGTGTCGGAGGAAACGCAGGCGAACTGAGCTGATCGGACGCGAAGTGCAACGGCCGCAGCATCGGATCGCCCGCCGGGGCGGGCCTTGCGGGAAGCTGTGAGCGAGAGGGCAAAGGTGGCGCCAATGGTGCTGGACCATTAGGCCCACCTAGCGACGTCGGACCTTTCGCACCGGAGACCGCGGTGCTGGGCAAGTCCTGCGGGAGCGGGACCGGAGAACGTGGAGTGCGGGCCGATGGTGCAATTGCGCGGTCGCCCGGTGCTCCAACAGAACCAAACGGTGATGTAACTGAATCAAAACGGCTCGGCTGATCGACACCGCCCGGCTGCGGACCTGAGTTCGATGCACTCCCGGAGCGGACCACACCGATATTGAACTGCCGCTGGATATCCTGAATGTCCTTCGGGTCGAGCAACATGCTTCCCGCGCCTGGCTTCACGGGCGCGCCGCCAGGCAGCCGCGGCTCCGTCAAGCCCATGGAAGCGATCAACGTGCTCAAATACGAATTGCTGTTCTGACCTAGTCCGAACCAGGGATAATGGATGTCCCGCGCGTCCATATTTGTGCGGGCAGCTGCGGCGGCGTTCCACAGATTCATGATCCTGGCCTGATCGCCCGAGGCTACCTCTGCCTGAGCAAAATCGGGTTGATACCAGCGCTTGTCATCGTGGCCTTTCAACCTGTCAGACGGCAAATTTCCGATAGGCTTGGCATGTCCCTCCGCGTCAGTCGCCAGGCCGTGAAACTCGCCAATCACGTTCCCATTCGGGTCGATCAACGCGAGAAAATTGTGGCCGGCGATCCCACCAAGAAGGGGAAGCTCCACTTTGACGATACGATATTGGCCTTCCGCCATAATTCACCTGCTTACTCATCGGGAACGTAGCGTTTATGAGCTTGCACGACGGCGTCATGCGGCTTCAAACACGAGAGCCGGACGTCGATATGATAAACTGATCGTGCTCGATAGTCGGGACCATTGCGCGGGACATATCGCTGGTCGTCTCGAACCCAGTATTCGCCCGAATAGCTGCACTCCTTGCTGGGCGCCGGGGCGCACTGCAAACCAAGAGCTTCTGCGTCGTCGCGAGAAATGCCCTTGGCAGAGGTCTGTTCGACGATGAACTGTTTCGTCAGTTGCGGCAGATCATCGACGCCGTGGTTGGAGTTGCGGCCAATGAACTTCGCCAGCTCACCTTTGCCCAAGGGCTCGAGATCGATGTCGACGCGAGGCCACGGCCCGGACCACGAACATCCGGAGATCATGAAGGCGATTGCCAGGAGCGCGAGAACTTTGAGTATGGGAAACTTCGGCATTTCTGGAGCTTCGCCCGATAGATACTTCATTGCTTACCCCAGGGGATTGGGTGCACGTCGCCTCGCCGGTTGCACGACAAGGCCGCTAATACCAACTCCGGCACCCGTCGCATCCTGAGAGCGCTATCATCAACTCGCTATCTCTGGTTTGATAGAACAAAGAGGAAACGAAATCAAACGAGATCTCGGCTGCCACCAATGGATGATGTGCACCAGCCGCGCGGCCGAATTGGCGTCGCCGCCGCCAACCCTCGCGGAGATCTGCACCTCCGCCGCGGAGCGTCCCCACACAATTTACTCGCGAGAGCCGTCCGCCACCGCCCGGCACGCTCACGCCGGTCTGGACAGTGATGGCTCGAACGACGGCGGGCTGATCGCGCTGCGGTGACCGCGCATCATCGAGGCGAAGCCACGGAGCGTCGCAGCCATCCGAGCTCTGAAATTGGAATGAAAAAGCCCGCAGCAGTTTCTACGCGCGGGTTCGATGTGGAGTCTTCCGATGATGCCAATTTAGATGTGTTTTGCCCGACGCGTCAAGCCGATTTCGGATTTTTAGATCTGATCCGGCGATGCAGCCGGACGGGATTGAAGCGCCGGCTTCGGCTCCCCGTTCTGGTATGGAAAGAGAGGATGATTGATGTCGAACGTGTCCGGGTCAGCCTTGTGCGTGATGTCGCTGGAATAGAGTCCGAACCCCTCATTCGGGTCGCTACGTAGAGGCGCTTTGCCGGAGATGATCTCGCGATGCAAATGCGGGCCAGACGTAAGACCTCCCTGATCACGAACGTATTTCGTGGTACCGATCACCGCGCCCGGAATGGGCTCATTTGCAGCGACGGGTGTCCCCGGTGGAGGCAGCGGATCCGGTCCGAGATGGCCATAGAGGTGATAGAAGACGGTACCATCTGGGGCTTTTGACTTGACGACAACGGACATGCCGTAACCACCAATTTTTCCGGTTCTGAATATTTCTCCGTCGTACTGGGCGTAGACCGGCGTTCCTGGACTTGCCGGATTGTCACTTCCGCCGTGATAACCACCTTTGGTCTTCGCGCGGGGAGTCAGCCAGTTTTCGCCGGTCGGTCCATAGCCAGGATATCTATACTCGGGCATCTCACGTTTCCCCAATTGTTGATCGCCAATGATCGCCCGCTCATCCGACGGCCAAATGGACTTGATATTCCCGAGCGGGTGGCACTACTCTAGGTTATTCATCCGGAAGGGGTACCTTCGGCCACGGCCGTCATCGATTTGCACC